GACAGGAAAGTGGTGTGGTTTCATTCGTCTTGGTTCTCCAGTCATCAACTGCAAGCCACGAAATCAAATGCTTGGACAAGTGTTTACGCAAGTCCAAGGCGGTGCTCAGAGGTTCAATCAATGTGCAGCGATGGGTTTTGTTATTGTACCTGCACAACCATTCGGGTATAATTACCTTGGTGGCAAACTTCTGGCTGCGATTTGTACCTCACATGAAGTACGTGAGATGCTGAATCAGAAATATAAAATGTCAATGTGTTTGTTTGAGACTACCAGTTTGTATGGTTCTTCTAAGGCAGTATCACAATATGACGGCATGAAACCTTTGATTCGTTTCAAAGGTCTAACTGATTCAGATTTCTTACCGATGTTACACGGCCAAACCTATATTGATTTGAAGAACTATGTTGAAGGTATCATTGGCGAACCACTTGCACCAGAAGATGCATCGTCACGTAAGTTGAAAATCTCGAATCACATCGTATCATTAACCAAGGTTGCACTTAAAGGTACACCAGAAGGTGCCAAGTTTGCACAGACGATTGAGAATGCCAAGAATCTGAACGAACAGAAACGATACTTTATCTCCGATTATGGTTATAAAAACATGGTTGACTTTGTAAATGGCAAGGCTGATAAGTTATTACCAGGTGAAAACTATGAGAAGTTTCATTTAAACAACATCATTGAATGGTGGCGTAAGAAGGCCATCAACCGATATGATACGATTAAGACTGATAATCGTATCAGAACCGAACAAGAAGTTTGGACCGGTGATAAAGTGCTTGACATTATTCGGTAACCTGGTAGGATAAATACTTGGTTGAGGAGACCGAGTATGAAAATTCCATCAAAAGTTAATGTAGCACCTGAAGCCAAACAATCTGGCGCCGGTGCGGAAGTGACTGCATTGGCCGAAAGTATGCAAGCCTATGCATGTGCGACACGCCAACATTTTGGTGTACCATTAACTGACGTATCACAAATTACTAAATTAACAATTTCTGATGCTGATTGTGATAGAACACTTGAGGCCTGCATGAAAGGCCTTGATGAGAATTGGTTCAGAAGTGTTATCTTAACTGCCAATTTAATTTTCGATGAGGTACCTGGAGCCAAGACCGGTAAGAATTTCAAGTTCTATCGTGGTGGTGCCTTGGTCAATGCAATCTATGATAACTGGCGCAACTTTAAAAAAGGTAGTGGCATTACTGGTGATGACAAGTGGAATCCTGCCGATATTTGGATGATTAAAAAGAGTTTTAAATTAGAAAAAAACTTTGCCACACTAGGTGAATACAATCGTTATGTCTATGATGAATTTGCAAACACGAATATGATTGGTATTTCATTGAAGAAAATTGGACCAAAAGATAGTCCGCATTCCAAGTTCTTCAACAATGGTAAACCACTTGTTGCTGTGTTCACTGGTGTTAAACTCGGTGCCAATATGAGAGACTCGAAAGATATATACATCCAGTATAAGTCTGAAGGTAATCCAGGCGAAGTTCAGTTCCGTAACTTCTCTAGTCGTGCAGTACCTTCTTCATGGCAAGGTGAAATTAAAGGTAAGGCTGCTGCAGGTGGTAAAATCGGTGGTGGTATTGTCTTTGAAGGTGCAATTGAGGCAGGTGTTCAACGAGCTAAGTTGACATTACCAAATCAAGTGCCTATTGAGAAACCAAGTGATGCTGATTTTAAAAAGTTTGCAATGATGTTTAAAGAATTATCTGGTTCAAAAGAAAAGATTGAAGCATTGATTACTCAAGCAAAAGCAGGACACAGACAAGATAAGACTTGGTGGATGTCTAAGTATATTGGTATAGATTTAGTTTATACTGTCATCAAAGAAAAGAAAATGGATGCGTTGTGTAAATACATATACGAATATGCATCATCTGCAACCAAGAACAGTAGCATTTTTATAAAGTACAGCTAATGAAATGAACACATCGAAGATGAAATTATTATAAATACATGATAGGAGAAAAATCATGTATGGTTTCATATATTTAACAACAAATAAAATAAACGGAAAACAATATATCGGAATGTGTAAAAACACCCATAGAAACAATTATTTGGGTTCTGGTAAATTATTAAAATTATCTATTAAAAAATATGGCAAAGAAAATTTTGATAGAGTCATTCTGCAAGAGTGTGAAACATTCGAAGAATTAAGTAATGCTGAAAGTTATTGGATTAAACACTACAACGCTGTACAAGATTCAAACTTTTATAATCTAACCTCGGGTGGTTTTGGTGGTAATAGTGATTATGTGAAGGAATATTGGTCACACCTAAATAAAGAAGAAAGAAAGATTTGTAGAAATTGGTCTAGAAATAGTATGGTTGGTGAAAATAATCCAATGTTTGGTAAAAAACACACCGAAGAAACAAAAGCTTTAATAGGTTCTAAAAGTGTCAACAGAAATTGGAATAAACCAAATCATTATGGTTCTAAAAATCCAAACGCAAAAAAAGTTTTGGTTGAATATGATGGTATTGAACAGAACTATGATTGTTTGAAAGATTTTTACAATACTATTTCTGACATACCATATTCAACATTGAAGTCGATTGCAAACACAGGAAATTTTTCCAAGAAGTATAAATTGAGAATAACATATGTATAAATTTAACGAATATAAGGAGGGCTCTCAAGATGTAATTCTAACCGAAGAAAAAGACGGTAAGAATTTACATCTTGAGTAACTCCGAACATATCGAGGATGAGGTTCTAAATCGTGGTGTTGCCGGCACCCGTGATGCAATTAACTTTCTACAATCATTACGTGATATGTTGGCAGGACATTCATCTTCAAAAGTAAACGTCACAACAAAATGGGATGGTGCACCTGCTGTCTTCTGTGGTATCAATCCCGACAATGGTAAATTCTTTGTTGGTACTAAAGGTGTCTTCAATGCAAACCCTAAGTTGAATTACACTGATGATGATATTGATATGAATCATCCGAGTGGTGGCCTGAATGCCAAACTTAAGGTTGCTTTGCGTTACTTACCAAAACTAGGCATTAAAGGTGTTCTTCAAGGTGATATGATGTTCTCTAAAGGAGATATCAATACACAAACAATTGATGGTGAAGAATACATTACGTTTCAACCAAATACGATTGTGTATGCTGTACCATCAGATTCAAAACTAGCCAAAGCAATGACCTCTGCACAGATGGGTATTGTCTTTCACACTTCATATACAGGTAAAACATTCTCTGATATGAAGGCATCATTCAACATCGATATCAATCACCTGAGTACAACTAAAGACGTTTGGTTCCGTGATGCATATTTTGTTGATGCATCTGGTACTGTTACATTCACAGACAAAGAAACAAAGATATTGAATTCACACCTGTCACTTGCAGGCACTACATTCCAATCTATCAATGCACTAACACTCAATAGAATTGCCGCAAGTGAGATAGTACTCACTTACATTAAGACATTTAATAATACCAAAGTGCGTGAAGGTATGGAGATTAAAGATACTACGGCACACACAAACGACTTGATTCGTTGGGTTGAGGCCAAGTTAAACAAAGATATCTCTGATGCCAAGAAAGAAGAAACGAAACAAAAACGAATCAAAGAGAAGACTGAGATTATGCGATTCTTCCGTGGTTCGGCCAGAGATTTAAAGAACATTTTTGATTTGATGAACCACTTGGTTGCATCTAAGAATATGATTGTTGGTAAGTTACAGCAAATGAAACAAGTTACCAATACATTCTTACGTACAGATGATGGTTTTAAAATTACTAATCCTGAGGGGTTTGTGGCAGTATCAAAAACTTCTGGTGGCGCCGTGAAACTTGTGGATAGATTGGAATTTGCTCATGCGAATTTTAATGCCGCAAAAAATTGGTCGAAGTAAAATCAATTGGACTAAATAAGATATGACAACAAAAATAACACTAACCAATATCGATTCTACTGGTGATTACTCAGAACTGGTGGACGCAGCCTATAATACGGCCAATGCAGCCAGTTCTTATGCTAATGCTGCATTTGCTCAGGCTAACAATTCTACAGACACTTGGGTTAGAAGTGCTGCCAATTCAGCCAGTTCTTATGCCAACTCTGGTTTCTCTCAAGCAAACACCGCAACAACTAATGCTGCAACGGCCGATCAACGTGCAGTAACTTCTGGTGCTTATGCGAATGCAGCCTTTGCAGCTGCTAATAGTAGTACTACAGTTGATGGAATTGATGCTGTTGGATTTAGAAACATTCCTATCAATAGTCAAAATACAGCATACACAACAGTATTGGCAGACTCAGGAAAAGTAATTTTTCACCCGGAAACTGATGCTAACACAAGAACTTTTACAATTTCAGCAAACAGTACTGTTGCATACCCAAACGGCACAGCAATAACATTCATTAACATGAGTGCTTCAAATGTTACGATTACTCTTGCAGATGACACAATGTATTCAAGTCCTGATGGTTCAACTGGATCAAAAATTTTGATGCAATATGGGTCAGCAACAGCTTTAAAAATGACACCAACATCTTGGTTAATTTCGGGTAGTGGTCTTGCGGCTATAGTGATAACTCAACGGGTTATCTTTGGTTATGGATCTGCGGGTGGTCCGGGTTTGTCAATGACCAATCTTGTATCAACTACTGGCGTTGTTTCTGCTGATGTTACTGGTGTCGGTACTGCTAGATATAGTCCAGCTGCTGCAGGTTATGGTGGTGATAAAGCTATATTTGGATATGGTCAGACTGGTAGTGGTGCATTGTCAATAACCAACTTAGTATCAAACGCTGGCGTTGTTGCTACAGATACCACAGGTGTTGGTACTGTTAGATACCAACTGGACGCCACAAGCTATGGCACAATTAAAGCAATCTTTGGTTATGGCACCCTCGACTCTGGCGGTTATACATCAATAACAAACTTAGTAACAAACACCGGTGTAGTGGCAACTGATACAGCAGGTGTTGGTACTGCTAGACGTTTTCTTGCAGCCGCAGGATATGGCGGTGATAAAGCTATATTTGGATATGGAGACAACAGTGGTTTTGTTTCAATGACTAATCTAGTGTCAAATACCGGTGTTGTTGCTTCAGATACAACAGGAGTCGGTACCGCTAGAAGTTATATAAAAGCCGCAGGTTATGGCGTTGATAAAGCTATTTTTGGATATGGATTGAATAACAGTTATGCTTCGGTATCAATGACTAATTTAGTATCAAATACAGGTGTTGTTTCTGCTGATGTCACTGGTGTCGGTACTGCTAGATATGCTTTAGCGGCCGCAACTTATGCAAATGATAAGGCTATATTTGGATATGGCAATGGACCAAGTTCAATAACCAACCTAGTATCAAGCACTGGTGTTGTTGCTAGTGATACTGCTGGTGTTGGAACTGCTAGAAATCTATTAGCAGCCGCAAGTTTTGCTTAACACTGGATAAAAATGGCATTAATAACTCGGTTAATTTCAAAGGCATTGCCATGACAGGCGCACTACAAGGATTTTATCAGAACTTTAGGAGTTTTGCTGTTGCAGCTGTTGAAGCTGTAGTTACAGGTAATAAGGCTATATTTGGATATGGGACACCTTCTGCGTTTACCAACATAACCAACTTAGTATCAAATACTGGTGTTGTGGCTACTGACACTACAGGCGTAGGCACGGCTAGAGGATCACTAGCGGCCGCAGGTTATGGAACAGATAAAGCTATATTTGGATATGGAACTACAGGTAGTAATAGATCAATGACCAATCTAGTTACAAATACAGGAGTTGTTGGTACTGACGTTACTGGTGTTGGTACTGCTAGACAAGGACTAGCGGCAGCCGGTTACGGTACTGATAAGGCCATATTTGGATTTGGTTTCTCAACGGTACATAGCAACATAACCAATTTAGTATCAAACACAGGTGTAGTCGCTAATGATGTTAGTGGCATAGGTACTTCAAGATCATTTTTGGCAGCCGCTAATTATGGTGGTGACAAGGCTATCTTTGGATATGGCAATAGCCCCGGTAGAGTTTCAATAACCAACCTCGTCTCAAACACAGGCGTTGTGGCTACTGACACTACTGGTGTAGGAACTGCTAGAAACAATGTAGCAGCCGCAGGGTATGGTACTGATAAAGCTATATTTGGATATGGCAATCCATCTGCCGGTGCATGGACTGCTATAACCAATCTAGTAAGTAATACAGGTGTAGTTGCAACTGATACTACAGGTGTAGGTACTGCTAGAAGTGATTTAGCAGCCGCAGGGTATGGAACTGATAAAGCTATCTTTGGATATGGAAGTAACGGTTCCGGGGCAAAATCAATGACCAATCTAGTAAGTAATACAGGTGTAGTTGCAACTGATACTACAGGTGTAGGTACTGTTAGAGGATCACTAGCAGCCGCATCCTTCGGTTAAGAATAAACGCAATAAATATAACAATAAAGAGAATCTAGATGCCTTTAACGAATATTAAACTCCGTAAAAAGACCAATACGCAAACCAATTCTTATACTGGTGCGTCTGGTGAAGTAACTATTGATACAGACAAACAAGTCATTGTCGTACATGATGGTTCGACCGCTGGTGGTATTCCATTGGCACGTGAGTCTCAGGCTAACACAGCAATTTCGGATTTTAATCCTCTAGTATTTCTAACATCAGGAATGTAAAATGGCAACCTCATTAAAAGTTTTGGGACAAGTTAATCCCGCATCGGCAACTAACACAACATTGTACACGGTACCTTCTTCAACATCTGCCGTCATCAGCACAGTAAACATTTGTAATCAAGGTGCCAATGGTGCTAACTTTAGAATTGCTGTTAGACCTGCTGGTGAAACGTTGAATGTTAAACACTATATTGCCTATAACACAGAGGTAGCTTCAAACGATGCTATCAGTTTAACAATTGGTATGACATTGGCACAGACCGATGTTATCACAGTATATGCTAACACAGCATCAATAAGTTTTAATGCCTTTGGATCAGAAATTACATGAGTTTAAAATCACTAAAAAACCAGACACTCAGAAATAAATCAACAATCAATAGTGTTAACTTAACCGGTGGTGCTTCTACTGGTCCTGTTATCACATCGATTATTGTTACTGATTCTAATTACAACAACTTAGATGATACTGCACTACTACCGGCAGGTGGTTACGCAAAATTAATTGGTTCTGGTTTCGCAAGTGGTTGTTCTGCATACTTTAATGGTTCTTCTGTCACAACAACATTCGTTAGTGCAACAGAAGTTCGTGTTGTTATTCCAGCAACTACTGCTGGTACTTACAATGTGATGTTGTTTAATCCAAGTACGGCTGGTGCCATCTATTTGAACTTGGGTATTTCTTCCGCACCAACATTTACAACAACAGCTGGTTCTTTGGGTACATCATACGAAACAACAGCAGTCAGCACATCGATTGCCGCAACTGGTGATGCTCCAATTACCTATGCCTTGTATTCTGGTTCACTGCCAACGGGTGTCACACTGGCATCAAACGGAACACTCTCTGGAACATCTCCAGTAGAAGCATCAAGCACGACATACTCATTTGTTGTACAAGCGACCGATGCACAATTACAAGACACAACCCGTTCATTCAGTCTCACAATCAGTACTGACATTGTGACTTGGAGTACACCTGCGGCAGACTTTGCATATACATTGGCGGG